AAGGTGTATGGAACGCAAACTGAACCCCTTGAACCAGAGTTGAAGAAGGTTTTGGCGGTATACTATAAGCATCACCCGCTTCTCACGAAGAGTCGCCTCCCCAAAGATACTCCTGCTGTGAAGTTTCTGGTGTATGCTGACGGCGAACCTGTGGCGCAGTTGAACGCAATTACCCGGATTCTTAATTCTGCGCTTGGAAAAGGCACGGGGTCAAGCAAGTTGCGACACGCTTACCTGACGGACAAGTATGGGAAACTCACAGAGGAGCAGGTGGAAGACGCAGAAAAGATGGGACACAGCGTCGGTCAACAGAAAGAGTATATTTACACGAAATAATTATATCGCATATTGTATATAGTTAATATACACAAGATGCTTATTGGCGGTTTTGATGATGAAGATTGGGAGAAACTATTTGGTGGCGCTGAACCTGATGAAGAAGAGGAGGAAGGCAAACCTCCTGCCGAACCTGACGATACTCAAGCAATATTGAAACTGGATAAAGAAGTTGAGAAGTTTGATGTAGAAGAAGCGACAGGCGAACCAGAATACTTGAAACAAGCGAAAGCATTCGCCAAGAAGGCAGGATACAAAGATTACTCCTCGCTGAAACTGGCGGAAGATGGAAAGCACAAACTGGTTCTGCGTGGAGTCAAGTTTGGAAGTATCAACAATAATGACTATATTATTTACAAGCAACATTTCAAATCAGTCGCAGAGAAGAAGCGCAAGCAGTATTTAGCGAGGGCGTGTAAAATCAAGGGTGATTGGGCGAAGGACAAATATTCACCTAACTCGCTCGCAATCAATATTCTCTGGGACGGGTCTTCCAAGAAGGGTGGGGCAGATAAGAAGATGAACTATCGCAAAGATGATGATGACCCTCGCAATTGGGGATATGATGAAGATGTCTATTTGGACGACAAAGGTAAACCAATTAGCAAGGAGGAATATGAAAAGCAGTTCAGCGAACCAGTCAAGTCGCCTGTAGAACCTGAATACCCCGAGCAACCCCAATTTGTAGGCGACCCCACACAATTCAAACCGCAACCCTACGACCCTAACAATCCTCTAATGTATATGGTAGGAGGGGGGTTGTTGGACGAATTAAAAGATGGAATGAATAGAAACAAGGCATTAACAAACATATTGGGTAAAGCAGGAAACTTGATACTGGATAAAACTTATGATTATATCACGGGCGGAGCAGTTCCCCTCAACAAGAAACTCTACGAACGAGTAAAGGCAGAAATATATCCTCGCTACAAAAAACCCTCCGCCTACCGCTCGGGCGCAGTCGTCAAACGATACAAAGACCTCGGCGGTAAGTTCAGGGACAACAACGGCAGACCTCTTGCTCGTTGGTTCAAAGAGGAATGGAAAGATGTCGGCAACTGGGGCAAGGCAAATTACGGCGCTTTGCCCCCGTATCCCGTGTATCGCCCCACCGAGCGTGTCTCAAAGGAAACACCCTTGACCCCCGAAGAGATTGACCCTGAAAATCTCCAACTCCAAATCGCAGAGAAGTAGAAAATCAGGGGCGAACAGAATCTTAAACCCTTCCTGAAGAAAGGAGGCAAGTTGGCGCAGACAGACGCAGAGGAGACCAAAGTCGCCAAGCAGATTATGAATAAGGTCGCAGGTGAGGCGAACGCAGAGGTGAAGGCGATTAGCGAGACACCTATGGGTGATGATAATATTCGCAAATACTTCCCTAATGCGAAAATCTTGAAATATAGTGAACTTGCCGATATTAAAGACATCACCCAACTCCTACCCCAAAATAAATCATTCTTTTTTCTTTTATACGAACAATCTCTTAACACGGGACACTGGGTAGTAGTTAATAGGTATAAGGATAATGGTCGGGATACAATCTGTTTCTTCTGCTCTTACGGCAGTAAGGTAGATGCGCCTCTCTACTGGAACTCCAACGCCAAGAATCAGGAGTTGGGACAGAGTCGCCCCTTTCTCACAGAACTCCTCCAAAAGTCAGGTAAACAACTACAATATAACCGGGTTCAATACCAAAGCAAAAACTCCCCTGTTGCGACCTGCGGTGCGTTTGCGACCCTCTGGATAAAGGCAAACATACGAGACAATATGAATCTCCAGGATTTCCACGACTGGATTGCTGAAATAAAAAAAGAGACAGGACTCTCTTATGATGCTATTGCTTCCAACGCAATCAGCAAGCGGACATTTTAAAAGTGATAGTCATCTTTTTTCAATCCCTTACGACAATCCTTACAACAAGTATTGCCGTAATTGTCTTCACAATATTTTCTATTCTTTTGGATTTCGTCGCACTCAAAGCAACGCCACCAGTTCTTTTTGCGACACTTCTCACACCAGTCAGTATTTTCTTCTACTTCCTCCTCTTCCATTCTTGCTCCACAGGTAAAACATTCTCCACTACCATCATATTCGGGCAGTTGTGCTATAAATTGTGCTATTTCTTCTTCGGTCATTCTTGCGGTAGTCATTCTTGATTCCTGAACTACAGAATGAAGAGATAGATTTGAAGTTTTCAATTTATATTTTTTTGGGTGTAAAATCTTCAAGAAATAAATGAAATTGAAAAAAAAATAAAATGATTTTAAAAAGTGAGGTGGAGAGGTGAGGCAAGGTGAGGCATTTGCGACCTTTTTCTCCATTCCCCAAATCCCACTTTCAGCATATAGCGTATGACCCCAGATTCACCTCACCTCACCTCACCTCTCCACCTCACCTTTCCTGAAACCTACCGCCGATAAATACTGGGTTTTGAATTGAATGTTCTCTCAAAGTATCTTTACCAAAGTAGTAGAGAGGGGATAGAAAGAATTGTTTTGCTTGTTCTGTTCCAAATCTGTTAGTGGATTTGCGGACTTCTGGTTTTATTTTCGCTCGTGAACCAAACATTCTGTAGAGGGGGTCAGTAGAGGAATATACCCGATAATTATTGATGTCTGGGCGCACCAAATCCATTTCTTGAATCGCCGGATTGTATGTCCTTGCGCCTAAAATGAGTCCACGCTTCAACCACTCGTCTATTAAAACGCCACCTATAGAATGACCCGTAGCGTAATAATAGTATAAATTGGGTAAATAATCCTCCTGGAAGTCAAGCAAGGAGGCAGTATCGGTCGCATATCTTTCAGTCCCCGCAATCTTATTGAGGACAACCGGCAACCACGCCTGAAAATCAGTCATATCAGCAGTCCCTCGCACACCCACAACAATAACCGGATAATCTACCTTCTTGAAGAACTTGAGTGTAGGGGTCTGTTTTAGCAAAGTGAACCCCTCAATCGTATCTGTAAAGTTGGTCGCATACGCTGAACCTGCTATTTGGTATAGGACAGATTTGTCTGGGATTTGAAGATTAGGGTCGGTTGTATTCGCATTCACGCTCATTTTATATATAAAGTAAGAAATAAAAAATCTTATATTAGATATATATAAAAGAAAATATGTCTCTTTCAAGTGGAATAGACCAGAATAATCCAGACCCTGACTATCGTGGAAAGTTCTACCCTGACTTAATCCCTTTTAATCACCCTCTCGCACAGCAAGGACTCGGGTCGGTGCTTCAAGTCAGTAATTCAGCATTCATTCCAAATACTACAACAGCACAAGATGCTACTGATTTTGCTACTCTTGGTTGTGTTAAGATTGAGACAGGCACAGTAGGAATGGGAAATCAACCTGCCCTCGTAATAGGTGAACCAGGCGACCTTCTTCAAATCAAAGGGGCAACCTTATTGGGTTCTATGCTCGTAGGTAATGGTGTGAATACAGAGACGCTTCCTGTTCCATCACCAGCACTACCAGATGGTTCTGTGTTGATTTTAGACAGCAGTCAACCGCTCGGTATAAGGTGGGGTGGCGAAAGCGGTGATATTAATAGTATCACACCTGGAGTGAATATTAATATAACAGGAACAACTGCGAACCCGATTGTCGCACTTCAAGCACCCCTAACCAGCACACTCAATATGGGAGCAGTTGCTATAACTGATAGTGCTGGTGCTGTTGGAACAAGCGGACAAGTCCTAACAGCAGGGACAGGGGGTCAAACCCTCTGGGGAACTAACGGCGTCTCCTCTATAACTGCTGGGTCAAATATAGGCATTACTGGAACTGCGTCTGTTCCTATTGTAGGTGTATTAAATCCGCTCACAAGCACTCTCAATCTCGGCAGTCAAAGTATGACTGGTTCAACAAGTAATATCACCCTATCAAGCGGAACAAATCAAGCAAATATGAACGGCAATCTCGGGTTTACTTCAGCAAACCAAGCAACACCTACAATAAAGGCAAACCTCTTCAATACGAGTATTACTATTGAAACCTCTACTAATAAAGTGGATATACGACCGACACAAATTGTAAAAACTGGTTCAACTACATTCACAATACAAAACGCATCAGCACCATTATCCCTTTCGGGCAACGGAGCAGGAGCAGACGGCGTTGTAATACAGCAATCGGCAAGTGTTCCAACAGCATTAACAACATCTCTCTCAAATGTGAAATACTATCCCGATACACTAATCACTAATAACAATCTTAACACTATTGCTGTCCCGCTTCCACAGGTGGATTATCAGCGTCTAATCCTTACTAATTTAGGTTTGACGAATACGAATAGTTGGAACGATTACGGAAATGCTATATTCAGTCCACTTGGATTTGAAGCATTTTTTATTGATAGTAATAATAATGTATGGTTGGCGGAAAATGGAACAGGCATTATAAGAGTATGCGATAATCCACCCGTCAATATTTTACACACTATAACTATGGTGAACTCCGCTGGTTCTTCCGTTGCTGTGAATGTATTTTACGAGTCGGGCGGGTATGTTTTTATTGGAGGAACTTTTGATAGTATCAACGGCAACGCAACCGCTCAATATAATATAACAAGGGTTCTTCTATCTTCTTATGCTGAAGACCCTATGGGCGACACAGTAGCAAATGTTTATGGAACGGGGGCGAACTATACTGTTTATGGTATGACTGATGTGAATGGTGTATTGGCGTTCTGTGGAAACTTTCTATCTCTATCAAATGGGACAACCGCATCTTACATCTGTGAAATAACAAGTCCTTATGTATCAGGAGCAAATCAAGTATATAGCGAGATGCTTGGAGGGGTCAATAATCGGGTCGTCGCTATATATTTCAACGCAAACAGAGTTTTTTTCGGTGGTGATTTTACTACTGTAGATAATAGTTCGCCTATTGGATATGCTTATGGAGCGTATTATGATTACAATACTTCTGCTTGGTTAGATGTTGCTAATAATTCGCTTAACGGGTCGGTGTATATAATCAAACCCACCGCTTATGGTTATATTTTTCTCGGCGGGGCGTTTACCGCTCCACAAACTTCGCCGTATAGTTGTTATATAGAAGACGCAACACCGCAAAACTCGGCGGATACTACATTATTATTAACAAGCGCACCTACCTACAAACACGCTTACGGAGTAGGGTCAACTTTGGGTGTATATGGAAGTGGGACGCCGAGTTTATATGTAAGTAGTAATTTTCAAACTTGGGTGGATTTGGGACAACCGGGTAGTGGGAGTGATGTTGTAGGTGTTAATTTTTGGTCTGGAAATTATAAGGTTATTTATAATAATTATGAGTATGTCCGCACACACGCAACCCTTCCTCATTCTTGTATCTTTACTGGTGTATTCAAATATGATGGAACTATTTACAACAATTATACCATCACACTACGAAATGTCTCACAGCAATTTATAGGCGACGACGGCGAATCATATTGGTCTATTATCGGTCTTGGGGTCGGCACTTTCAGTTAAAAATAATATAACATTAAAACATACCAAAATATAATCTTGGTATACTTTAAACACAAAGATTTAGAATGTCTGTAGCAAGTATTATAGACCAAGCAACAGGTAAAATCTACGACGATTTAATCCCGCAGGGTGGAGGTATTAACCTTAATCAAGGTCAAATCATTACGGCAACTACTCAAACTGAAGTTGCTTTTCCTACTGTTCCACCAGCAAACGGAAGTGTTCTCTCTTACGACTCAACAACTGATACAGGATTAAGATATATTGCGAACAACCCTACCGCATTAGCACTTAATTACCAGGAACTATTTTCGGCAACAGCAGGAAACAATATCACACCAGTTCCACCACCCGCTCAAAACAATTATGTCCTGACGAGTGATAATGCTCCAGCAAACCCAACTGGACTTGCTTGGAAACCGCCGACTGGTGGAGGTGGTATTCTTGTAGCAAATGCCCCTCTATTTGATGACGCAACACAAAATCCTAACAAAATAGGTATTAATTTTACAGCAGTTAAAGCAGAAATCCCCGCAGGGACAGGTGTCGCACAAGTAGGAGCGTTAATACCACCACCAGCACACGACGGGTATGTTCTTAAAGCAGACGCAGGCGAACCAACAGGACTTATTTGGTCTGCTGTGAACGAGACATTAACAGCACAATTACCCCTATTGTTAGAAGAACCACAAGCAGGCGACCCTCAACTTTCAATCGCATTTACAGCAGTCAAGGGTGAAATCCCAGCAGGGACAGGAGCATCATCAATAGGAGCGTTAGTCCCAGCACCGCCTACGGACAATTATGTTCTTACTTCAGCATCAGCAGAGGCAACAGGATTGAAGTGGTTGCCTCTCGCTGGACCGAGCGGAAGTATAACCACAAAAGCGCCTCTTCAAGATTTAGAACCAGTTCAAGGCGTGAATGAAATCTCAATAGAGTTCACAGCGGTCAAGGGAGAGATTCCAGCGGGAACTGGAACAGCAAAGGAAGGAGCGTTAGTCCCAGCACCCCCTACGGACGGATATGTTCTTACAGCATCTTCAGCAGAGGCAACCGGATTGAAATGGTTGCCGGGTGGGTCGCCTTCAGCACAAACCAATTTCTTTCCGCTTACATATCCTCCAGCGGTCGGCACGCCGTTTGTTGCTTCTGGTTTTGATGTTATTCTCCCGCCACCAAACACAATAGGCACATTCACACAGAACGAGCAGATTACAATTATGAATTATGAACCTACATCAAATCCATCAGGCAATAGTTTCACAATCGCTCAATCGTCGTTTGAGGATATGACTGCTTTTTGGACTGGAAATAATACTGGTGGTTTAGAGAACTTTGCCTATTTTACCACAGGGACGAATGGCGCTCCAGTTCAAAATGTTATTGATTTGTTTACCACCCCTCTACCTTTAAGCGGTAGTTCTGTCTCAACCCCTATTGCGTCTTTACAAGTAGGAGGAGCAACTCAACTTTGTCGCTGTAATGGTATAATTAGAACAGCACAATATCTCTATATTTATGGTAATTTTACAACTGTAGTTGTTCTACCCTCCACAAATATCACAGATGTAGGAGGTATTATTAGGTATAATATGACGACAGGTGTGTTTTCAAAGTGCGGAGGTGCTGTTGGTGGTATATCTACTACTATTGCTGGTGTAAATCCTCCCGATATTTTTTGTGCTACACTTTGCCCTATTACTGATGGACTTTTCGGCAACTACGCCTCCCACCCAAGAACTATGGTTCTCGGTGGAACATTCAATATTGTCGCCAGTAATTCTTTATCAATCCCTTATATCTGCTTCTATGATGAACCCACCGATACATTTTCAATCTTGGGTGATGGTGTAGGTGATGGTATTACAGCACCAGTTCAAGTAGCAGTCCAAACAATTCAACTGAAATATGGTATTACCTCTTTGCTATATAATCCAACCAACAACTCTTTATGGGTTTCTTTCAATAACCAAACTTTCACTTGGACGACAGACGGAGGCAGTCAAACCTTCGCACAAGATAATTGTGTAGGTGGGTTTATTTGGAAAGGTGGTGGTGGATATTCGCTCGGTATAGATATTGGAACACCAGGACAAATTACTAATCCACAGAATCTTTATTTTGCGAATGGTATAGTT